TTGTCGCTCACTGACCGGCTCCGTAGGCGCGTCCCATGCTCTCGTATTCCTGCTGATAGGAGGGCTGCGCCTGCGGAGCGGGGGCCTCATCAATCGACTGCGTCTGCCCTGTGGCCGGGTTGAACAGCTTGATCGTGCCGTCGGTCGACTTATAGCGACGCCATGTGCCTGCGGCGGCCGGCGGGCTGGCCTGCGGCGCGGCGGCCGGAGAACCGGACCGTGGCGCGGCGGCGGGCGGAGTCGCGGTCGGAGCGGCGGGCGTTTCGGTCGTCTCGTCGTCGTCGCTCTCGTCGTCCTCCTCGGAGGCTTTCGGCTTGGCAGGCTTCGCGGCGGAGGCGGCGGGCTTCGGAGCCTTGGCGCCGGCGGGGCCGGGCGGCTCTGCGCCTGTCGGGTTGCCGTCGCCATCAAACAGCTTCTTGGCGAGCGACGGCTGCAGGCGGCGCAGGATGCCGATGCGCTTCTGCTTCTCGTCGGCGTTGAGGAGATCCCACGCGGCCTGCCCGTCAGGCTTCGACATGTCGGGAATGCCCGCCATCTTCATGAAGCGAAGGCCAGCGTTCGACTGATCGGACGCGGACAGGTCGTCCCACTGGTCCGGCGCGTCCTTCTTCTTCTCGTTCGAGTAGGACGGAGCCATGATGTCGTGCCACCGCTTCGTCTCGGCGTCTTGGCGATCACCGCGCGCGCGCTGTGCCTTCTTGTCCTCGATGTCGAACAGGGCCTTGTAAACGTCGAGCTTTGCCTTGTCGGCCTCCTGTTGCGCCTTGTTGGCGGCGGCAGCGCGGTCGTTGACCGCTTTCACCGCCCCCGATAGGCCAGATGCGAACGCCTCGGCGCCCGACATGCCGCGCTTGAAGCCGCCAAGGCCGCCCGCGATCTCGCTGCCGATCCCGCCGAACGGAGAAGCGCCGGCCTGCTGCGACTGCGGCAGGGCGCCGGGGGCCGGCGGCGCGAGGCGCCGCGGCTGCGTCTGCAAGCGGGCAAGCACCTGGCCGGTAGGGCTCGGCGTGCTCGGGTCTTGCGCTTCCTGCGAGGAGCCGGCGTCAAGGCCGGTGAAAGCCGGCGCGGCGCCGCTGGCGGCCATGCGCGGGGCCGGGATGCGAGCGCCTGGCTGCAGCGTCTCGCCGGTTGCCGGATTGAAACCGAACAGCTGGCGCATCGTGTCGATGAAATCCATCGTGCGTCATCCTTCCGGTGTCACAAGAGCATGCCGAGAATCGTCCCGAGCGCCTGCATGCCGAAGCCGCCCGAGCCGCCCGACGTGCTCCCCTGCTGCGTGCCGAACGACGTGCTTTGCGTGTACTGGTTTTTCGGCAGGCTCCCCAAGACGCTCGACAGAGAAAGCAGCTGCTTCAACTGGCCCATCTGATCCGTGGTGTGGAGCCCGATCGCGTTGGTGATGCCCTGCTGGCCCGCCTGCTGCTCCTGCGAGCCAAGGCCGGCGAGAAGCGACGCCAAGGTGGTGTTCTGCCCGAACTGCTGCTGCCCGACGCCGGCAAGGCCCTGCGAGCCGCCCATGAGCGCCTGCAAGTTCGACAGGCGTGCGCCCTGCGCATTGGTGAAGGCGTCGTTGTAAGCCTTCCCGGTCGTGTTGGCGATCTGCTGCTGCGTGTTCTTGTTCAGGAGCGCACGCACGAGCCCGGCGCCGGAGCCGCCATACGCGCCCTGCATCGTCGCGTTGGCGTCAGCCGCCTGCCCTTGCTCACCCGCCGACTGGTTGATCGCGTCGAGTTGCGGCGCCAGCACGGCCTTGAGATACGGCGACATATAGTCGGAGATCGACGCATTCGGATTGATCGCGCCCATGACCCCGCGATAGCCGGCCGCGGCGTCGTCGAGCGCCGGGTTGCTCCTGCCGAGAAGGTTCGAGAGATAGGTTTTTGAGGCGTTGAACGGCTCGCCAAACGAGGCGGTCAGCGGGCCGCTGTATTTCTGCCACGGGTTCTGCGCCACCCATTGCTCGGAGGCGTCGTAGATATTCTTGCCGCTGCCCGTGACCCACGGATCGTAAGTGCTCGAGCCCGACTGAGACTGGAACGTCTGCTGCGTCTGCGTTCCGCCGCCGCCTCCGAAACACATGGTTCAGCCCTCCGCCTTGGGATGGATAGCAGCGATGCGGCCGGACGGAAACAGAGCGTATTCCTGCGCGGCCCGCGCCGAGAATTTCGACACGTCGCCACCTTTCAATACGTGAATGAAAACAGGCTCCTGCTCCGTTTCCGCAAGGTCGTAGAACTCCTCGATCACCGCCTCGACAACGCGCGTGTCGCGCGCCTCCTCCGCGATGTGGAACCATTTCGAGAAGAAGGCCGATTCGTCTGAATACCACCACGGCGCGCGGAACAGCCCGGCGGTGCCGATCATCGCGCCGTCGCGCTCGATGATGAACGCCAGTCCTTCGCGGATTGTGGCGGCGATCCCGGTCTTGGCTTTCGGCTCGACCATCTTGGCGCGCAGCGTCTCGCGCGCGCGCAGGAACTCGTAGATCGCGTTCATGTCGGCCGGGCCGTCGGCGCGGCGGATCGTGAAAGAACTATCCTGGGCCACCTGTGACGCCTCGCTGGTGCATGTCGTTGAGCACGGTCGCCAGAACCTCGGCAACCTCCTGCGTCGTGGCGCCGACTGCGTCTAGCGTGCGGCGCGGGGTCGCAGGCGGGTTGAGCACTGTGTAGGAATCCGAAATCGTCTCGATCGGATTCTGCGACGCCTCGGCCATGCGCTTGATCATCATCACGCACCAATCGACCTTTTGGGAGATCGACGCGAAATCGCCGGGGTATCCAAGTTGAGGGATCGGCAAGCTCATCGGCGCGCGCCTCCTGCGCCGGTCAGGGCCTTGAGGATGCCGAACCGGAAATCCTGATTAAGCCCCGTCCCCGAGAAGCGCAACGCAATCGAGCGACCGGACACGCGCAGATCCGCGACCTCCTCGCCGGGCGCGAACGACGTCGTCTGCGTATCGACCGGGACCGCGCCTGCCGGCGTCCGGTTGTACCCCTCGGCCTTCACGATGATCGTGTCGGATTGGCGTTTCATGTCGATCGCAAGGCCGCTGACCTCGATGAATTGCTCGCCGGCGCCCGGCTCCATCGGCGCGGTCTGCAAGAACCACGAGATCGCGGCGCCGTCGGCCGTCATGCCGTTGTCCATCTGATAGACGACGCCGTTCGAGCCTGCGGCAATAGGTCGCGGGTCGTCGCCCGTCAGGCGGGTTGCGCTTGACATGGCCTGCGGCAGAACGCCTTTGGTCCACGAGAAATCAGATAGATTGACCGCAACGTAATACGTCGGCTCCATCACATCGGGAGGCACAAAGGCGAACCATACTTCGTTGAACCTCTGATTATACCAAGCAACGGTTTTGACGCTGTAATATGGCCGAAGATTATCAATGACCCATTGCGATACTTCTTCTTGGTTCGGGATGCGTTGGACGCCGCCGCTGTATGTAAAGAACCCGTGCGGCCCGGCCCAATAGGCTGTCGTGCCGACAACGGCAAAAGCCAGTGGCCCCATCAACCCGCATTCCTTGCCGACAAGCTGCGTATTGAACACGAATTGCGAGCCCGTGTATTGCAGCGCGTAGATCGCGGTGTCGGTCCATAGCAGCGAGACGTGCACGCCCAGGTCAACGCCGCCGACGATGCGCGTTCCCTCTTTCAACCGGTTGACGCGCGACGGAGCGCCGTTGGCGCCGTAGCTCGCCGTGACGTCCCAATTCGTGTAATCGCCCTGCGCCGCATTCCAGAACTGCAGCAGGTCTTGATCGGCCGGAGCGCCGGGTCCGACAAGGCCGTCGTTGTAATTGGTGCCGTAGGCGATGACGATCCGGTCGGACGTGACGATGACGCCGGAGCAAGTCGTCGGAGCGCCGGTCGTGATCTTCTTTGCGCGCTCGGCAGGAACCGCGGAAGGGTCGTAGGAGTAGAGCGCGCCGTTGATAGGGCAGGCGATCAGGATCCGGCCGAAGGAGCCGAAGGTCCACACGCGCGGCGTGAACGACAGCAGCGTGAATTGGCGCGGCGTGCCCCAGGTGCCTTCGCCCCATGCGCCCGCGCCCCAACCATAGCCCTGCGCCGGATCGGTGAGGCCGGGGGAAATCTCGAAGCCTACCGTCACCGCCGCGCCGCCGCCGGCCGCGACGTCGGCATTGGCCGCATCGGTGTGCTTGAACGTGACGTGCCCCGCGTCCGGCAGCGAGTCAATTTCCCAAGAGCCGTTGACGTCGAGCCCCGCGACCGGGTCGGCGTCCGATATGTCGACATAGTCGCCTATCGCCGCGCCGTGCGCCGCGTAGGCCACGGTGACGACATTCGAGCCGTTGGTCGTGGCGATCGGATTGGCGAGGTTGGCGGTCGAGACGCGCCAAGGCGTAATGTCCTTGGGGATGAAATCGGTGTTGGCGATCGAATAGAGCTTCTTCGACGTGCCTACGCCGATGAGCTGGCGCGACGATGTGTCCGACCACGCCACCGCGCCGCGAGGCACGCCCTTGAGAACCTTGTTGGCGATCAGCGAAGCATAGCCGCCGATGAACTGCGGCTTGCCTCGAAAGAAGCGAACCCACGACGCGTCGATGTATCGCCCCTTTGCCGAGAGGCCGGATTCGCTCGTGACGATTCCCGGCGCGAGCAGAAGGGGGATCGGCGCGTCACCCATCAGAGAAGATCAGTCCAGCCGAGGGCGAAGATTGCTTGCGAAGCGACGTCAGAGGCCCACGAGACGTTGCTTGTCTCGAGCGTAATGTCGCAGAACGACCGGACAAACGCGCCCGCGACGGCGCTTTGGCAGGGCGGCGGGTTGCTGGTTGAGTTGTTCGCCCCGAATGAACTGTTGGGCGCGACCATGATGCTGCCGCCGGACGAGGCGGCAATGACCTGCAATGACGCGGCGGTCGGCGGAGCCACGGCGGACCAAGCGACAGTCGCCCAGGTCGGCGTGGCAGGAGCGCCGGCCGTGCCAGATGCGAGCACTGGCATGGTCGGGGTGGACCCGGAGCCCTGCACAACGTAACGCGCGACGTTGCCGCGCTGCTGCGATTTCACGATGCGCGAGGAGGAGTCGATCCGCAGCGCGCCGAGACGGGCGTAATAGACATAGCCAGTCGCCAGCGCGGGCGGCGTTGGAGCGGCAGCGGCGGTCAATGTCGCGCTGATCGTGCCGTCGGCCTTGCCGACCGCCCATACCTGCAGCCAGCGCGACGTGCCGGGCCCGCCGGTGTCCATGCAGGCCGGGCCGGTCGAGCAAGCCGTCGAGACGGACAGGCTCAGGCTGCGAAAGGTCTTGGTGCCGGTCGAGCCGTCCCACAGCGTCAGGGCGTCGGCCGACACTGTCGCCGCGGTGTCGCTGGTGACGGTGATCTTGAGATTGCGGGCGTAGCCGTCGACAGGCGGCGTGATGGGCGAGCCCTGCGCCGTGAGCGGGCCGGTGATGCTGACCCCGCCTGCGCCAGGAAAGCTGGTCGCGCCGGTCGAGCGCGTCACGCTCATGTAGGGGCCGAGAACCGTCGTGCCATTGTCGGCATAGGCATTCAGTTCGAGATCGGAGCCGGCGTTGGAGCCGGATTCCGCATTGTTGCGGACAGCGAGGGTCCATCGCTTTGCGGCGTCGGTCTGGAATTGCAGCGTGCGCGCCGAGGCGGCCGGGCCCTTCACGCGCAACGTGGAGAGGATCTGCGCGCCATCAACGGCCGAGACGTCGAGCCAGTCGCCCGCGACAGCGCCGGAAACCTTGAGCCCTTTGAACTCTGGCGTCCCGGCATTGTCGAGCCCGAGCGCGGCGAGCACCTGCGCATAGGTCGCCGCAATCGGGCCGGAGCCGGTGTTGGCAAGGAACGTGTTGGAGGTCAGGTCGGGCACGCCGCCGGACGAAACGTCGAACACGCTGGCGCCGTCGCAATAGAAAAGCCGGGCCTGCGAGGAAGATTGCGGCACGGTGACAGGAGTGCCGGACGCCGTCTTGAGTTTCAGCGCATAGGCGCCGCTGGTCTTGTTGAGGACCACCCACGATTTCGACCGCGCCGGGACGGTCACGGTCACATCGGCAACAAGCGTGCCGGTGAACGAAAGGACGGCCGAGCGCGCCTGATCGTCGGTCAGAGTGATCGAGCCGCCCGTGGTGCTGATCGCCGTAGAAGCAGCGATGGCGGTTTCGATCTTCTGCATGTTGTTGTTGGTCTGCACGCCCCAATCGTTCGCGTGCAGGCCCTGCCCCATGATGAGGAGTTGCAGGATCGACGACGAGCTATCGGACGTCTGCGCCGGCGCGGCGGCGGGCGTCAACGCCAGGAGCGCGGCAAGCGCGGCTCGGATCATCTTCATCATGACATGCTCCCTGCTGGATAGACATCGACCTGCATTCCGCTGACCGCCATGTCGTCCGACTGCTGCGCCGTCTTGAGGAGGGCGGCAAGCTGATTGAACGCACGGTCGTAGCGGGCTTGGTCGTTGAGGAAATCGGCGGCCTTGGCAACGCATGCGGGCCGCAGGATGTGCGGGTATCGCTTCGTCAGCCAGTTCGTCTTGTTGGTCGGCCCAAGCATGGCGGGCTGGAAGGCGCCGGAGATCCGCAGCGTTATATCGGCGTCTGGCGCAAGATCGAACTGCAGCTGTTCTCCGAACATCGCATAGGCGGTCGGGGCGGTGGATGTCTCCCACGTCCCGTCGGACTGTTTTGCGCGGCGGCGCTCGAGCGAAATCTGATCGAGCGCGGCAAGTTGGCCCTGAAACTGATCCCAAACGCCGGTGAGGTCCATCAGATCGTCGGGCAGATCGACCGCGATTGAGCCGCTGGTCACGGCAAGATCGCGGGTCGCATACATCGCGCGCAGGCGCACCATGTCATAGATGAGCGCCTGCGCTTCCTCAAGGATGTCGCTCAACGGCAGAAGGGCGTCAGAGAAGTTCACCCAATTCGCAATCGAACCGGGCGTGCCCTTCGGCGCGATGAGCGAGTCATAGTCCATCGGTCGAGCCGCCTTTAGACGCTCTTAACCTTGACCTGATCGGCCTCGATCTTGCCGTTGTCGACGAGGAACGCGACAGCCGCGCGCGCGTCGGTGGCAAGGAAATTGTGCTCCGCCGCCAGGGCGCCGCGCACCTTGGTAAACGGATACTGCTTCTCGGCCTTGGCCCATGCGATCAGATCGACATCATCCGAGCCAGCGCCCGTCGTCGCCGCGCCGGAGGCGACCGCATCGAGCGCCTTGGTGGCAAGATCGGGGTCGTTCGGATCGAGGCCGAGCTTCTTGAGGGCTTCCTTGCGCGCCTTCTCGGCGGCCTGGTCGGCCTTCGCGCGCGCCGCATCCTTCTGCAGGCGGGCTTCCAACTCGTCCGTGATGAGTTCCTTCACGACGTCGCCATTGACGTCGAAATGAAAGCCGCCCTGCTCGAAGTGGGCGTTTTCCCACGGCGGCGTGACGATACCGAAAGGCTTGGAACGGTCGAGCTTCGGGAAGGTGATTTCGAGTTCGGCCATGGCGGCGCAACTCCATATGTGGAAAGAGCCGGGCGACATGGCCGCCCGGCGGGTTCAAGCGATGCGCGGCCCAATCAGGGGCCGGGCTTCACCTTGGAACGGTTGCCGTCGTCGGCTTCCTGCTTCGCCGTGGCGCCGCCGAGCGAATGCGAGAGGTCGGAATGGCTTCCCTTCATCGGCTTGTCCTGAAAGCCCTTGTGGCCGAACGAGGACTTGTCGATGGTGGAATCCATCATGATCGTCTGGCCCGCGTGGGCCTTGGTCTTACCGCGCATGTCGGACATGTCCGCTGCTCCTCAGTAGATGATGTGCCCGATGTCGCGTTCGTCCCAGGGCACATCGGGACGCTCGCGGACCGGCTCGAAGGTTCCGAGACGTTCCTTGTTGAAAACCGAGCGCGGTTCGGCCCGGTCAATCACGGTGTAGCCCTGACGGGCCACATCGAGCGCGGAGGCGCCGGGCGACCGCGAGGGGTCGTCCGCCGCGTTGACGCGAGGCACGGGCCGGTGATCCGGTCCGCGCACGATCCCTTTGCGGTCGATCGGCATTGCGATCTCCTTTCAACGAGCGGTTAGAACCACTCGACTTCGATATGCACGTCGCCCACGCCGGCAAGGCCGGCGCCGGTCGGCGCCTTGAAAGTCACCGTCAGATCGCCGTCGGTCGCGGTGACGATGTTGGGCACCGCCAGGCCGACGATGCCGCCAGCGACATCGCGCGCGATCATAGCAGCGCCGGCCGCCGTCGTGCCACCGTCCACGTCGGCGTACTTGTTGGCCGTGACGCCATCGCCGACTTGGACCTTCGGCTTGGTCGTCGCGCCAGCGAACGTGGTCGTGGCGTGGATGTTGATCGAGCGAACGCGGCCCTTTGCGCCCTTGCGGGGGTTCTTGATGACGCGAACGGCGTCGCCGGCAGCGAAATTGACGCCGGTATAGCCGTAGGTCATGCGGATAGGCATGTCGTACATAGGAATCTCCGTCTCTGCCCCTATTTCAGCCGGGGGCGGCCGGGGCTACGGCTCGAAAGCCGCAGCCCTTATTGCGTGAGCGTCAGCCGATCAGGCGGCCGAGTCCCACATCAGGACGCGCGCGTTGGTCGCATCGGGGTGCACGAGGCCGAAGCCCCCGAGATAGTACCATGCGATGCCGCGGGAACGGCCATAGTCGCCGGGGATCTTGCCGCGAATTTCTTCGGGCAGAACGATCGCCTCGGTGACGGTGTCGCCGCCGAGCATGAAGCCCCACGAGGACAGACCGTTGTTCCATGCGTCGGCCACGTTCGCATAGGGATCGAACGTGGTGCTGTCGTTGGCGCCGCCCTTCGGAATGAACGTCTGCTCGACGAAGCGCGTGTTCTCGTATCGGCCGATCTCGCCCGCGAAGATGTCCGCGAGGCCGAGCGACGTATACTGCTTCACGCTCTCGAGCTGGTTCTTGAAGTTGCGGATCGTCGACGGGTGCGACACGAAAATGTAGTCGTCGCCGTCGAAGCCGGGGATGTTCGACTCCTTCATGTAGTCGGACATCGCCTTCACATGGCCCGTGCCGAACGCGACGTTGTTGGTCGTCGCGGTGGCGCCGTTGGTGGTCACGGTGACGGACGTCGTCGAGTTGCCGCCGGCCGGAGCCGCACGAAGCACAGTGTTCTTGAACTGCAGGAAGGCCTGGATGTCGAAGAACTTGCGCGCGTCGTTCTTGAGCGTCTTGTCGATGATCGCCGTAACGTCGTGCTTCGCCATGTCGGTCAGCTTGCCGGTGTAGGGCACGCTGTTGCCGGCTTCGGTCACGGTCAGCGAACGCTGGCCGATCGTGTAGTTGGACTCGGGCATGGGCTGGTTTTCGTCCAGCTGGCGGCCCTGAGTGCCGATGTCGGAGTACACGTCCCAATAGAACTTGTCGCCGCGATTCAGGCCCTTTTCAGCGCCGTCTTTCGCATCGCAAAGCTGGCGCATCTTCGTGAGAGGCTGCGCGCGAACGCGAAGATAATCCGACAGTTCGTCGGAGTACATGTAGCCGCCTTCGGAGGCGACGGCCCAAAGCTGGCCGGACATGGCCCTATCCTTCTAGGTGTCCGACCGAAACTGGCTTCTACGCGCGCGCTATCCTCGGTTCATCCGGTTCCCGAACGAGGCACGGATTTTGTCGGATGCCGAAGCACGGCGCGGCACGGGCTGCTGCCCGCTGATAGAAGTCGATTCCGGTCGCGGTTGCGCGATAAGCCCGCGCTTCGCCACGGTACGATCCGTGGGGGCGGGCGGCGGAACATCACGCTGAACCTCGCGTTGCGGCGTCGTCCCGCCGAAGCGGGTCCGAACCGTGTTGGCGGCGGCCTCGAACAGTTCCGCCGGGGGGCGGACCTGCAACCCGTCAAGCATGGCGGCCTTGTAGGCGCGCAGAGCCAGATTCGGATTAGCCTTAAGTTGCGTGACCATTGAACTGGTGATGCCAGGGGCCTTCGCGGCGATCTCCTCGACGGCGAGGCTTGTCAAAGCGGTCTGATGAACGCCTTGCAAGAAATCGTCTTGAGAAATGTCCGCGCTGTTTAAGGCGAAGTCGTTGATTACAGAGTTGATCTCGGCGTCAATGCGAGCTTCACGGTCGGCGGCCGACATGCGCTGGAATTGACGGGTGGTGAGAATCTGCTGTGCATCAAGGGCTTCGTCGGAGTCCCCGAATTGAACCTTCTCTATCAACTGCTTGTCGCTCAGGCTATGTAGGCCCTGCGGCTGCAGCTGGTTGGATTGGTCCTCGGCTGATGGCTCATCTTCACCGGGCATGTGGCCCGGCTGCGTCCGTTGAGCCTGACGGATGCTTTTCGCTTCAACCTTGGCTCTTTCGACCTCGGATGAAGCATAGATATGCTTCTGCGCGAGGCGGACCAAGGAAAGATCGGAAAACCCTTCGGCCTCGCTCGGCTCGACTTCGGCATAGCGAAGGAGCTCGTCGCGGGACACGGTGAAGTTCTGATTGTTGACGCGCAACGTGTAGTTGCCGTCCGGCGTCCGCACAGTCGGTGGCGTGCGGCGTTCCTCTTGGCGCGGCGCCGGTTGACGCTGCTGCTGGCCTCCTTGCCCGCTTGTTTCGGCGCGGTGCGCGGCTTCTTCTTCCTCGAGGCGGCGCGCGGTTTCGTCGTCGGCGTCGCCTTCGACCGGAATCCCGGCCGGAATGTTGAACCGGTCGGCCGGCGCGGTGAAGCCGTCGGGATTGCGCGCGGCGCGCGCGGCGCGGGATCGGGCCGCGATCGCGTCGCGCGGATCGACGCGCAGCTTCGGCATTTCGGGTTCGGGCGCGGGCTCCGGCGTCGGGGTGGCGGCGCGGGATTCAATCGGGCTTGGCGCGACGGGTTCGCCGCTTTCGGTGAACTGCTGCTGGCCAGCCTGGCGCTCGCGGAACGCGGCAAGCCGCTCGTCGGCGCGCTCGACCACGGCGGCGGGGGTAGCGGAAGGCGTTGCTGGTGACGCAGTACCCGTCATGTGTCGTCAACCCCATCCTCATCGACAACCAAGGCCGCAATTTCTTCTTGCGTCATGGTGTCGAGATCGTGCCGAGCCGAATCACCTTCTCGGATCGCTTCGGCCATGAATGTAACCATTTCCCGAAACATTTTCACCTTGGCCTGTAGCGCGATGATCTGGCTGGTGTCGGTCGGCTCGACGTCGACCAAGTCCGCCAGCGCATCGGACGCGGCGCCCTTTGCCCGCGCCAGGATGATCTGCAGGGTGGATGAGCCTTTCTGCTTCACGACCAGTTCGGCCGCGACCTGATCCGCCAGCGCGACGGACCGTTGCGCCAGCCGGAAAGCAATCGTCGCGTGCCTGCGGTTGTAATTCGACTCGTCGTCCTGCATGCCTTACTGCGCTCCCTGCGGCGGCCCTGCGATGGCGCGCTGCGCCGCGGCATGAGCCGCGCCGATCTGATCGCGCGCCACGTTCTGCTCGTGCGCCCGCTCCGACATGAAATGATCGTGCATGTGGTCGCGCGCCTGCCGGCCGGCTTCGTGATGGTTGTCCATGAAGGCGCGGCCGAGTTCGGCCAGCGCGCGCATGTGCTCCGTCTCGACGCGCGCGATCGTCTCGCGCTTCTTCTGCTCGAGCGTCGCCATCTTCGCCGTGAAGTCGAGCTTCGTCTTTTCGCGCGTGGCTTCGACCTGCGCGGCTTTCGCCTGCGCATCGGCTGCGCCGGCCGCCGCGCCGGGCGGGCCCTGCGGCGGCATGGTGTCGATCATGTCGAGATTGTCGAAGAACCGTTCGCCGCCATCGGTGAAGCCGGAGGATCCGAAAATCGTATTCACGATCTCCTTCACCTTCGGCTTCGGCGCGGCGATCTGGCCGGACTGCACGAACGGCGCGAGCGCCTGCGTCGCCACTGTCCATGCCGCCTGGAACTTTTGCAGCTTCTCGTGCGGCAGGTTGGTGGCGCCGACGCCGAGCTTGATGGTCAGCGTCGTGTCCATGTTGAGCAATTCGTCGGTGATCTCGTCGAGCCCGAACCGCTCCCACAGCTTTGCCTTCTGGCCGCACAGCGCGAGAACGACCGCATCGTTCTCGTACATTTCCTCGAGCTTCATGATCTGCCACAAGACCGGCTCGGCCCATGTCTCGACCAGCACGTTGAGCTCGAAGTCCGCCATCGGGTTGACCGAGTTCGCCAGGAGGCGCATGCCGCCGACCGTCTCGTTCAGCTGCCGGTTCGAGTTGACAGACGAGGCGTCGAACACGCCTGCGAGGGAATCGAAGTCGGCCGTGAGGATGTTGTTCTCGACGAACGCGCTTTGCGGCAGGTCTGGCGGCGTCCAGTAATCGACATCGTTCACGTCGTTGACCTGCACGATGCGGTTTGGGCCGCGCGCCTGCACCTGATTGAGGTCCACGTTCTTGCCGCGCACCACCTTGGCGGTGGGCGTGACGACGTTCTTCATGTGATCGAGGCGCAGATTGACCTGGTCGTTCTGCTCCATCTGCATCTGCTGCCAGCTTTCGACCGGCGACATGGGCATGGGGCGGAACGCTTCGAGCGAGCCGTAGCCGATGACGATGGGGCGCTCGCCGCCGAACGCGGGATAGGCGCGGCGCACCGGCACGATCTCGGACACGATCATCTGATTATCGAGCGTCCAGAACACGACATCGAGCCCGTTGATGCGCATGAACACTTCGTACATCCACACGCGCCCGAACGAGCCCGACGCCTGCTGCTTCGGGTCGCGCCCGCCTTCGCGCGCGACGCGCGGGCCGGTCGTGTCGGACGGGCCCATGGTCTGCTGGCGCGACGCCACATCGGCATGCGTGACGGTATCGAGAAACCGCATGTCGCCCGCCGACGTGCCGCGGCGGATCATGTCGTAGGCTTCATCGACCGACATCGGATAGCGGATGATGACGTACTGCGAGCTTTGCGCCGGCCGTGTCCAGTCGCAGTTCGGATCGAAAAGCACGTTCTCCGGCGGAAGAAGCTGGATGTCCGGCCGGTCCTCGAGCACAGGGCGCCCCGACAGGCCCGGCATGTTCGGATTGGCGGCGTCGGGATGGTCCTCCCGATAAATCCATGTCTGCTTGGAAATGATGAGGCCGGTCAGCATCGCGGTCTGCACGGCGCCCATCGAGATCAGGAACCACGGAATCCCGTTGCGGCGCGACACGCGCGAGAAGCGATAGTTGAGGATCTGCTGCTTCAACTGCGCCGAGGCCACCTGATAGTCGTCCGCCTCGTCCTGGGCGGCGACAGCGATCACGTCGGACGTCGCGTAGAGCGCCTGCGCCGCGGTCGCCATCTTCTTGAAAACGGCGGTGCGGGTCTTGGGCCGGAACAGCTTGGACCGGCCGCGATACTCCGGCGAATGATATTTCGAGCCCTCGAAATGCTTGTTGTGGAACGCCTTGTAGCTGCGCGCCCAATATGCGCGCACGGTCTGCTGCACATAGGTCTGCGCCTGCGACGCAGCCTCCTGCGCCATCTTGAGCGCCTTTTCTTCGGTGATGTCCCCGAGGCCGGGGCCGTCGCGGTCGATGGGGCGCTCTCCAATGCGATCGAACAGCGCATCGAGAAAGCCGCCGCCTGTCATGGCGCGCGTGGCGCGGTCGGAACCGTCGACAGGACGAGCGGCGTCTGGCGAGGGGATCATGAGGGAACCTTTGCGCCTGGCGCTCGAAGATGAAGCTGTCGAGCAAGAAGAAAGGGGTCAACGAGAAACCCGGAACGCGGAATGTTAAACCGCTCAAGAAGTTCGCCTCCTGCATGGCGCACGAGCCGCTGGAAATCGCCTATCGAGCCACGCATGAGCATCGGCATGGGGATGACGTAGTGATCGCGCGCGCGCATGATCGCCGGCAGCTTGATGAGCACCGCCTTGGAGAGGCCCTTGCCGTCGACGCGCACGGCCCACGGGTGGCCGGGATAAGCTCGCTGCAGTTCGGCCATGACGTGCCGCGCCACGTTCATTTCGCGGCGGTGGATCTCGGCATGCTTCGGGTTCGAGAGGTCCAGCGTCTCGTCATGATCGCCAACAAGTTTGATTTGCCGGTTGCGCATCAGCGGCGCCCTGCGAATGGAGAATTGAAGCCGCCGCTGAAACCCTGCGAGAAGCCAGCGCCATATGCGCCGCTGGCGCGCGGATCGCGGTAGAAGCGGCGCCCGGTCGGGCCGAAGTCGTATTGGAGCTCGCGCGACTGATCGCGCACGAAATCAGGGTCCGCCTTGATGCACAGGGCGCGCGCGGTCGTGTCGAACATCGTTGGCTTCTTGCCGGTCGGGATGGCCATGTTCGATTCGCCCCTTTT